TAATGAGTATTTATGATACTGTATCAAGGCAAAATTGAGTCTAAAGTAAGCCTCAAGATCCATATGGATCATGCCTAGGCGAAAAAACTTGCTAACCCCTCCAGGAGAACTTCATTTTCTTTCTTGGTATTTGGGTTTTCAAACTTCACTGTATGCGAAAGTTTAGGCATAGTCTCAAAGAAAGTTTCAATTTCTTTAAATTGAGTGGAGTTCATTTGCTCAAGAAAGTCTTTGATTTCTTTCTTTGTGCAATCCGCAGCAGCCCAGACTTCTTCCTCACTATAAATTTTATCAACACAGGAAGCAATCAAATCAAAGGATTGTTCCATTTGATTCTTTTCATTAAACTCAAAGTTGTTGGAAATAAACTGCTCAAGAGATGGATACTTCATCTCCATCATCAAGGTATCATCAATCTTAATCTGTCTTGTATGCTTATCATCTTTCTTCACTTGGATTTCATCCAATCCAATAATAACTTTTACTTCAGTCTCTCCATCATCAGGTGAGATTAAATTAACTTCCACTTCTTCCCCTACAGATTTGCCACGAATGTTAAGGAAGAGATACTCAATATCAAATGTAGGTAGGTTCTCTACTTTAACTCCCCTTGTCTGAATACAATTCTTAAGAACAGATTTGATTGCAGTCGTAATCTGTTTTGTATCTTCACTCTCCATTGCAAGGACAAGAAGTTTTTCTTCCTTGACTAGAAAAGGTCTGTACTGAATTGTTTGTCCTGTTGATGGCAATTCAAGATCATACTTGGGTGTAGCAATCTTTGGTAATGGCATAATAACCTATAGATATGTTTCAGTGTGATTATTTAGAGGGGTTTTTTTATTCTCCGCGAGCAAGCGCATTGATTTCCCTTCCGATTGCTGAATTTGGATCAACTTTATCTCCAACATTTGCATTGTAAAGTTGTTGTTCCGTAGTAATCATTAGTTCTCCAGTCGCAGAATCAATATTTCCGGAACCAAAATTACCATTAGCATCTCTTCCTGAAGTGCTTTGAATAACATCAGATGCGTTTTGTTGAGCAACTGGTAGTTCTTGAGTATTTTCTTCGTCTGCTTTAGTTGATTGTGGTGGAATAGTAGTAGCAGGAGCTGGAGGTATCAACTCAGTCATGACATATCTTAGATATGACATAGAAACTGTACATTTCAAAAGACTTGATGCTTCATAAGACACTGGCATCGAAGAAATTGATATTGGATATGCTCCAACGAATTCATAAGTTAAACTATTTCTCATATTCTTTTCAAATTTTGTTATCTTTAAACCTCTCATACATCTATATCCAGTTGTATCAGATCCAGTCCCTGGATATCTAACTCTGTAATGATAATTTGAATCAAGTGTAGTTTGTACTTCTCCATCCTGACGATCAGCATCTTCTCCGGCAATATATCTCATCCATTTTTCAAAAATTCTTATTGCAAAATATTTTTCTGCATCAACTAAAAATGTAAAATCAATTCTATCATCGTACATTCTCCTGTGGGCAAGTCTTTCAGTTACACCAGTATAATCATTCTTTACTTCAAAAGTTGCTAATGAAGAACCAGGTAATGATGTTTCCATACAACTTAAATTTAGATCTGCTTGATCTAAAGAACCTACAATATTGGTTACACCTGGTGGTAAAGAACCCAAAGGAATGTCAACTTCATAATGAGAGGTTAGTGCCGGTTTAAGAAATTTAGTTTTTAAATCAGCTATCGTCTTTGAGGATGGCATTTATAAATAGTATTTACCTTATATATTATGTATGGCAGAAAGTATTAAGAGTAAATACAAACCATCATACCCAGACAAATATCAAGGTGATCCATCAAACATTATATGTCGGAGTAGTTGGGAACGTAAGTTTTGTAGATACTGTGACTTAAATGAAAATATTTTACAATGGGGTAGTGAAGAATTTCATATCCCATACATCTCACCAGTTGATAGAAGAATTCATAAGTATTACCCAGACTTTATTATCAAAGTAAAGGAAAGTACGGGGAAAATAAAAACTTATGTGATTGAGGTTAAACCCAAAAGACAGACTCAACCCCCAAAGAAAAAATCAAGAGTAACTAAATCATACATTTATGAGTGTAAAACATATGCTGTCAATCAAGCAAAGTGGAAAGCAGCAACTGAATTTTGTGAAGACAGAAGAATAAATTTCAAAATAATCACAGAAGACGAACTAGGTATCAAATGAACCGAATAGAACCTGATATTCAAGAGTTTAAATCCGAAAAAGATCTTGGAGATAGGATGGATTTGATACTATATGCATTAAATGATACAGCAACACCTATACCTGGGGTGGGAAATATATGCACCTTCAAATATTATGCAAAGACACCAAGAATTACATATGATCAACACCCATTAGTTGCAGTAAGTGATGTATTCCCATGGGGATTTCGTGGAATTAACTTTCATCTCAGAGATTATAGACAATATACTTGGGCAGAACTAGGAAGTCAAGTTTATGTTGTTCAGCAAGAAGAACTTGATGACCTTATGTCACTGAACTATGAGAAAGTTGTGCTAAATAGATAAAAAAGACGTAGATGACTGTCTCTACAAGTAAGCCAAGTCCTGTGGAAATAGGACAGGCTAGAAACAAAGAAACCATTTATACTGCAACAAGAACCACAAAGTTGGCAGACGGAACCTATAGTGTTGAGATGTTGCAATACAGCGATGCAAAAGGAGCAGGTGGAAAAGTAATTGCCACTAGAGACAGTGTAAATGAATGGACTTTTAATGATAATGCTAGCACAAAAGTAAAGCAGAATGAAAGCAGATTAAACAATGCTTCAAAAACTCAAATGGAGTCCATGAGAGGGCAGTTTGTTGAAAAATCACAAGAGGCAGAAGAATATAATAGAGCACAAGGAGAACCAAATAAAGCACCAAATGATAACTCAGAGTCTAATACAAAACCAGCATCATCACAAACAGAAGAATCTGTATCCGGTACAAGGACTAGCTTTCCAAATTTAAGATACCCAATGAACATTGCTAAAACGAAGCAAGATATTATTAAATTTGATATGCATGAATATGTACCATCAAAAGTTGCTAAAATTGGTCAGGCTAATGCATTTGGTTTCTCAAGAGGAGAATTAGGACCATCAATTGGATCAGTTGTTCTTCCAATACCTAGCGGAATTAGTGATCAAAATAAAGCAGATTGGGGATCAAACTCGATGACTGCTTTAGATATTGCTAAGGCAGAGATTGCTAGAAGGGCAATTTTTAATGGTTTATCTGATGGTGCAAAAGCAGTTTCAGATTATATGGAAGCAGTGAAACAAAATAGTGGAGCAACAGCAACTGCTGCTGGAAATTCTCTTGCTGCAGCTGCTGCCGGTGTAGATGGTCAAGCATTATTATCAAGAACAACTGGTCAGGTATTAAATCCTAACATGGAACTCTTATTTAAGGGACCATCATTGAGACCATTCTCTTTTAAATTTCAACTATCACCTAGAGATAAAGAAGAAGCAAATCAAGTAATTAAAATTCTGAGATTTTTTAAACAAGGTAGCGCACCGATTAGATCAAAATCTAATCTATTCTTAAAATCTCCTCATATTTTTAGAATAAAATATGTAAGAATGGGCGAAGAAGGCGAACTTCATAGAGGATTAAATACATTTAAGACTTGTGCATTACAATCAGTTGGGGTGAATTACACTCCAACAGGAAATTATGCAACATATAGTGATGGTGTTATGGTTTCATATGATTTATCAATGTCATTCTCAGAAATCACTCCAATCTTTAATGATGATTATGGTACTGGTGATAACGATCAATTTATTGGATTCTAATGTCAAACTACTTCAGCAAAATTCCAGACTTTGAATATGTTAGCAGACTTCCTGATGCTAGGATATCTGATTACATTCCTGTAAAGAATATCTTTATGAGAGGTAAACTCAGAGAAGATATCTTTCAAGATGCTTCTGTCTTTACCAAGTATAAAATCAAAGGTAATGATAGACCCGATAATGTTGCATATGAACTCTATGGAGATGCTAATTTAGATTGGTTAGTTTTAACATGTAATAATATCATTAATGTATATAATGAATGGCCTATGACTCAATTTGATTTTGAGAATTATCTACTAGAAAAGTATGCGACTTATGATAAGATAAATACAATTCATCATTATGAAACTACTGAGGTAAAAAATTCTTTAGGAGCAGTAATTACTTCTGCTGGATTACAAGTTGATTCCGATTTCTCAGTGTCATTCTATGATGATCAAACAGAGGGTATGACAACAGTATTTCCAGTGGTTTCAATAACAAATTATGAGTATGAAGAAAATCTTCAAAACGATAGAAGAAATATTTTTGTTTTAAAAAGTAAATTTTTAACTATAGTTAAAGATGACTTGGAAGAAATGATGGAATACAAAAAAGGTTCCACTCAATACAAGAGTGAAACCTTAAAAACTGCTGATAATATTAGACTATTTCAGTAAATTAATATATGCTGCGATAACTAAGAGAGTTAGGCACAACTGATTATATTTCATTGAAAGTATTTGTCCATTCTAAGTTTGATGTAATACATTCCCAACAACCAGACGGAGAAGAGAAATCCTTCTCCGTAACTCATAGTGTTCCATGCATGAACTGCGCTATCCATTATTCTTCAGCAAGTTTCTGGAAGTAGGACAGGGCATCATCTTCATCAGAGTCCGCAGACTTAGTAGGAGTGATGTCTGGTGCATTGAAGTCAGCAGCAGGAGGTTTGCTTGACTCAAAGTTAGGAGAGAAAGATCCACGACCTTCACTCTCACTTTCCAGTTCCTCATCATAACGACGGGGTGCAGACTTCTGACCCAACACCATCTTCAGACGCTTATCCAGGTCCTCATAGGACTTGAATTGATCCGATGCAACAAGTGCTGACAGAGAGTATTGCTTCTGCCACAGTGCTTCTAGTGCATCGTCATCATCCAGAAGTGGTGAGACACGATCAAACTCAGAAGAATCATAGTTCCAGTAACCTGCAACCTTCTTCAGTTTCAGTTTGAAGTTAGCACCCTGCCAGAAGTCAAAAGGATTGATTGGAGTCTCATCCTCAAACTCAGGTTGCATTGCTTCCATGACCTTATCAAAGATCTTC